AACGCAGACTACAAGGTCTGGCTTTGCTAGTAGCGACCCTAATCTTACTGACACTTCAGAAAGCTTTGGTCTTCCAGCTACTGCTGATCTTATGTTCGCTTTGGTCAGCACCGAAGATCTGGAGGGACTTAATCAAATAATGGTCAAGCAGTTGAAGAACAGATACAATGACCCTACTATGAATAAAAGATTTGTGGTTGGTATTGATCGTGCAAAGATGAGGTTGTATGATTGTGAGCAGTCAGCACAGGATGATATAGTTGACGATACGGACGGAGTAGAGTATAATAAATCTGAAGAATCCAAAGCAAAATTTAATGACTTCAAGTTTTGATAAGTATACACAATTCGTCAATAGTGTTACAAGCACCCCTTCTCAAGACTCCGACGCTTTTATATACCGTTTACAAGAGCTTGGTGGTGATGTCGCTATTCAACGCCTTCTTACTGCTGCTGTCGGTATCAGTGCCGAGTCTGGTGAGTTTATGGAGATTGTTAAGAAGATGATCTTTCAAGGCAAACCTGCTAATGAAGATAACTTAGAGCATCTCAAGATAGAACTTGGTGATGTGTTGTGGTATGTTGCACAAGCATGTATGGCATTAGAGATATCTTTTGAAGAGGTTGCTGATAAGAATATAGATAAGTTGTCAAAGAGATATCCTGACGGACACTTTGATTCATACTATTCAGAGAACAGAAAGAAAGGTGACAGATAACTATTGCTTTACATCAATAAAAATTGGTGACAAGTATGATGCAGAGTATGTAAACAAACTCTATAATATGGTACGTCTGCAATCAGATGTACCATTTTTTTGTTTCACAGATAACACTGATGGGTTGAATAAAAATATAGAAACCATTGACATGGATGTCACTGAGTATCAAGATTGGTATAGGTGGTGGCCAGCATGGTGTAAGATATTGATGTTTAATCATTTGCATGAGTTTGATCGTAAGATATTTTTTGATCTTGATGTTATTATTCATGGTGATATAACTCCTATACTACAGCATGATGAAAATTTTTCTCTTGTATATTCTAAATGGAAGGGAGTAAAATTCAAGATGAAAAATAAAAATAAATCTATGTACAATTCAAGTTGTATAGTGTGGAAAGATAATAGAGATCTATATGAATACTGGAAGATGAATGCACAACATTTTGTTTCTTTGTATGGTGGTACTGATGACTTCTATCATTGTGAAAAAATACCAAGAACTGCTCTACCACTTATCTTTTATTCTTATCGTGATGGTGCTAAACCAGATCAAAATAATAGTTTGATTATGAGAGAAGACCATGCTGTTGCTATACTACATCAAGAACCTAAGAATCATGTATTGAATGTTGATGATCATCCTATTGTAAAATTTTGGGTGTAGAAAATAAATACCTCCGACAGGAGGTACTATGTCTGCAGCTACCGAGAAACAAGAAAAGACTTCTAGATTATTCTTTCAAAGATATTTGGATGCAAATGGAAGTTGGACTCAATTTCAACAAGATGAAGTGGAGAGACTTGCATTTGATAAAGTGAGTGGTATATATCCAAACGCACCTAGGAAATGGAAAGAGAATTTCTATAAGCAATTGACGGCTCTTGCTTCTTTTATGAGTACATGGGGTATACCAAAATCAGGATGGGTATGGTCTAGAGGTGATGGTATGATGGGGTTCTTGAATAATATTGCAGTGCAAAAGTGTGGTGTATCTACATTAGATAACTGGAATCCAATGGATATAGTTGGAGTGAAGAGAAGTGCAGAGATGACTATAAGGAATGCATGTAACGCAATGATAGTTACTCCTACTAATGATGCACAAAAGATTGCTAATAAAGATATTCTAAATGAAATAATGATAGAGAATATAGATGAGAAAAAGTTGATGCCAATATCTTTGAAGTTTATTGATCTCAACGAAAGACCTGGTTATGAATTGAGTCCTGAACTTCAAACTCAGAGAATAAAGGAGGCATCACGACATCATTTCAATGTTAGAGATGTAACATGTGATTTGAAATGGGACACAACAAATAATCAATGGAAGGATAACCAAGAAATATCATGGAGGATGGTTGATGATGGTGCTGGTGGTAGAAGAGGAATTAGTATAAAGATACAGGGAAGAACATTTGGTGCTAGGGCACGAAGAGAAAATCCACAGCATGAAGGTACACCTGATGGTGCTGGTGCTAAACTAGGTAAGGCTGCTATTACTGAACTAAGAGCTTTTGTTACTGGTTTAGGACTTACTGCACCTCAAACTCCTAGTCAGCATCCTCAAATACCAGCAGCAGGTGATACTTGGACAGATGGTATGAAAAATTATTGGATCTTATTATACAACTCTCTTGCTTCTGCTAGTATAGATGGTGCTCCCATAAACTTCAAGTCACCTGGTGTGTATGGTGAGAGTATGACTCCAACAAAAACTGGTTTTGCTGCTGCATTAGATGCAGCATGTAAAGCAGATGAAGATGATCTTTATGTAATAAGTGATCCTAAAGTACCTGTAGGTAATAGATTATGTGCTAAACTATGGGGGTTAGAGTGGTTGGATTTGTACAGACAGATAGATAACAAGGGTAAGTGGGATGCATTTATGCATATCATGTATCATTCATGTAAGAAAGAACTACCTGGCATGGGACCATTCATAAAGATCGCTGGAAGATGAACGAATTTATTGATAGGTTGATAGAAGAATATACTTCTGAACCTAGAAGAAAACAAATTATGTCGAAACAGATTGAGGACTTCATGCGTTTCTACATCATAACCACACAAGATAGAGAAAAGATTCCAATGCTTGATGAGGAGGAGAAGAAGGATGAAAAGAAGGATGAATATGTTAAGAAACCAGTCTCTAAGAACAATCATAAATATAAACAAATGAGAACCGCAGGGTTAGCATTTATACATCATAATCGTAAAGAGATTTACCAAAAGATACGTGAAGCAGTTCCACACATTCATAACCGAGGCAAGGGTTACCAAAGCATCCTCTCAAGCAAAGAGGTTGGGTCTGGTAGGAGACGGTCATGGTGACTGGTATGATAAGCAAGGCACTCTAAAGGCTAAGACTATCTCTGGTGAACTTAAGATGTTCACTGGCAGAGAACGTCAGGATGATGTTGCGGTTGATAAACCTGCAGCACAAGGAACGATAGCACCTAGAAGTGGTTTTGCTAAAGATATAGTAAGTAACTTAGGACTTGTACCACCATCTACTGATCAAAATGGAAGTGGTTCAGGTGCTGGAACTGGAGATCAAGCATCATCTGCTATATCACAAGCGAAAGCTTCTGGTCCTTTGACTATTGCTTTTGATAAATTTGATAAAGATGAGGTTACTGATAATATTATTGCTGCAGTAGAAGAATTAGCACAGGGTGGTACATATTATATCTTCCCTAGTAGAGATCAAGATATAGATGAGTTGAAAGTAATGTATCCAGATATCAGTGAGTCAATCATTGATGATAAAAATGCTGAGACTATTTTTGATGTCTTACAATCACTTTACGAGAATGGTTTTGATGCTATCAATATTGTAGTAAGAAGATCAAGAGCAAAAGCAATTACAGATTTAGCATACGAGCAGAATGGTGAATTGTATAACTATACAATGCTCAATGTTATTCCTGTAGATGAGAAGTCTATCAGGGAACAGTATCTTGCAGGTGAGGTATTCAATATAGGATCTGAAATTGAGTATGGTGATAGGTCTGGTAAAGTAATTAGAAGAGGTGCTAATCATCTTATTTGTGTTGATGAAAATAAAGAAATGTTCAGGTGTTGGATATCAGAAGCTAAGGAAACATCAACGTTTCATTTACCCGTAGAGTTCTAACTAAATAAATAAGACAAGACAAAGGATAACGTGTGACGATGAATCCCTGGACAACTAGTTTTGAACAGTATCGCCAAGAAGTTCTCGGTGAAACTAAAAAGAAATCCGAAAAGGAATCCAAAGATCGTTGGCAAGACGATGATGGTGATGGAAAGTGGTATGAGAAATCTGATACTGATGGTAAGATTTCCGACAGGGAAAAGAAAGAGAAGAAAAAAAATGTTAAAGAGAATAAGGATTGCTGTAAGAAGTGTGGTTCATATGAACACACAACAAAGGAATGTGTTGTAAAGGAAGGTATCGAAGATATCATTGCACGTCTAGAGAAGAAGAGAATTAGTAAGGGTGGAAATCCTGATGAGTCTCCTCTAGGTAAGAAGACTGGTAGAGCAATGAAAGCGAAACAGGATGAAGTGAGAAAGAAAAAGGTAAAGAAAGAATCAGTAGAAGTAAGTCATATTGATGGTAGTACTACAGAGATCATTGATGTAGTAAAAGCACCTGCAATGGTTGCTGCACCTAAGTTATATAACTGGAGAGAAGATTTTATCTGGGAAGGACCAGCAACAGCAAAGGATCCAAAACTAGATGTCAAAGAGACTGGAGTAAAAAATAAAATAGAAATCAATCCCGAAGTAAAGACTGAGGAAAAAAAAAAGTTAACTAAGACTTCCCCTTTAACTGATCGTGTTCTGAATTGGTCTAAGACCAAGAAGAATGAGGAAGTTATTGCTGAAGGTCCAAGTGATGTGTCTGATGCAAGAACCAAAGCACAGTATAAAGGTCCAGGAGCACCAGGATTGGATGCCCATAATGAAAGGATTAGGAAGCATAAGGAAAGACGTGGTAAGAAGAAGAACGTAGATGAAGCAATAGGACTTGGGACTGCTGGTGCGATAGCTGGTTCAGTGGCTCTAGCTGGTATGGGATTGAATGCCATCAGAAATATGCAGAAAAATAAGAAGAAGATGGAGACAGGTGGTAGTTTTAGGAAAGGTAGTGCACTGGATAATATTCAGAAGAAGAATGATATGTTGAAACAATTGCAGAATAATTCTCATGAACCAGAGGGTGAAGTAATTGATGAAAGACTAGGTGGTAAAGGTTACAAACCTAGAAAAGATTCTGCTGGTAGAAGAGTTTCTGGTGACTGGGAAAACTCTGATAGAGGTGGTGGTCATAAGTCAAAGAAAAGAGCAGGTGGTGAGGTAGAGAAAAAATCTCCTACTTATCTTGCTTATGTTAAGAATAAAAAGAAAACTCAAGTTGGTGAAGCGAAAAAGAAAAAGGATGATACTTACCTAGAACCTAATTGGGAAAAGCGTAAGGAAAATAATGAGAAGGCGAGAAAGGATCTTCAGAAAGGTCCACAAATGAAAAACCCTCACTTGGAAGGTGTAAAGTATTATAGTGGTCAAGATAGAGATCCTAAAACTGGTATACCTAAAGGACTAAAGGGTACTGGTAGTGGATCTAGGAAAGAAAAACCTTTGACAGGTGTTGACTATGAAAAGATTCAAGCAAGTTACGAACCAAGGTTCAGTGTCTTTGATGAAGCTGCTGATCGTAAGATGAGTAGAGCAACTGATCAACAACTTGCTGATGCACATAAGAAGTTCAGTGGCATGGATCAGTCATCTCCAGCTAATTCTCATATGACTAAGAGAGTTCAAAGAGAGATCAATAGAAGAAAGAAGGCAGCAAAGTCAGCACAAGGAACTAGTCCTGTAAAGGAAGAAGTAGGTGTTTCATCATCTGCTTCAATGACAAACGCAAGAAAGGAAGCAGAACTACAGAGAAAGGAAGCACTAGCAAAGAAAAAGAAAGGTGTAAAGGAGCATCATCAGAAGGATTCTAATGGTAAAGTGGTAGAGCATGGTGATGGTACACCTAGTTCTGTAGATGAAAGTGTATATGATAATGTAAAAAGAGTTCTTGATAGAGGAACTAAATTTGTAGAGAAGAATCCTGTTGGAAAGGCTCTTGGTAATTTAGTGAAACCTTTCAAATCAACTGATGGTGGAACTAATAGAACATCAGCTACTGCTGCATCTCAAAAGGCAAAAGG